AAATTATAATCGTAAATTTATTGTAAAACCTCAATATTATAAGTTAATCAAATAAAAATAATTATGGCTGCTAAGAAATATGTCAAAAAACGTGGTGCTAAAAAGTCTGTTACTAAACAAGCCAAAGCAGTTGTCAAAGCCTCCCGTGCCCTCATGTTACGATCCGTTGAGACTAAGTATGAGTATCCTGCTTTTGATCAAGTCTTGGCTTCAAATACCATTTATACTATTAGTCCAACTCAAAGAATTGTGCAGGGAAATACTGCTGTCACTCGCGTCGGTGATAGCTTATTGCTTCAATCCCTCAACGTCTCAGGAAGAATGCGTATCCTAGCTGCTTGTTTGAATGCAAAGTTTAGAATTATTGCTGGTTACACTCGTAGTCAAGTTGTTGCAACTTCTCTTACTGCTTCTGGACTCGGTACTGCAGATGTTTTTTATGCAACTGGTGCAACCCAATCTTTTGCTGATCGATGTATTAATACTAGTATTTTTACTCCTATTTATGATGAAATGTTTGTTGTTAATTCTAATACTACAACTGGTCAAGACATTACGACATTTTATTCAACTGTTAATTTGAAAATGAGAAAGTTTGATTATGCAGCTATTGGTGGATCTCTTGGTAAGACTAATAATTTGGTTGTCCTTGTTATGGGTGATTCTCCTTCTCCTGTAGCAGGAAATATTGGTGTAATGTCTTTTGCAACTTTGCTTAAGTTCAAAGATCCATAATATATTAATTATAACTTGCTTCAGCTAATCTACTATTCCAATATAATAAATTTGTAGAATGATATCTAGTGTAATTTAATCTTTGATTTTCACTATACATTAAAGGTGGATGATTTAGTTTGAAAGTAGTTTTTTTAATTTCTCTTTTCAATTTAGCAAGTACTTTAGCACATGCGATATCATCAGTTTGCCAAGTAGTGGGATGTTGTTCAATTCCATGATTAGACCAATTTATAAATGGGTTTTTCTCCATATCAAGAAAGGTATCCATTTCAGATTCAGTAAACATTTTACTAAATTATTGGGGGGAATGAGTTCCTTTTATACTAGTTGCTTATGTAAGCATCACACTATTTCAAATAATGTGATTAAGACTACACACGCTTATGAAACCTACCACGTTCATAAGATCGCCGATCGAGCGTGAAGAAAATGGAGGGGATGGGGCCCCCCATTTTTAGTCGAGCATCGGGGATCGCATGGCAAAACACGTTCTATTCGTGACAATGTTTACTTGATCGCATGATTATGTTTTGTCCCCGCTTATTGATTACGTAAGCTTGCTTACGTAATCAATGAGCGCCACACGACTATAAGAACAGAAGGTCCAGCACTATATTACCTGGACCTTCTGTTCCTGTTCCTGAAACATGTCAAAAAATCGAAATTTCGTTTTTACATGGAATAATTATCCAGAAACTGCTTCGTTAACTCTACAAAATTTAGCATGCAAATATGTAGCTTATGGAGAAGAAGTTTCCCCTACAACAGGAACTAAACACTTGCAAGGATTCGTTTCTTTTAATTCTCCTGCAACGCATGACCAAGCGAAAGCTCGTATGCCAGGTTGTTTTGTTCAAGCAATGGCGGGGTCCATTGCACAAAACGAAACTTATTGTTCTAAAAGTGGTGTTCTTGTTGAACATGGAGAAAAACCCATTAGCAACGATAACAAAGGCCGTGCTGAAAAATTGAGATGGCAAAGGGCAAAGGACTTTGCCAAAGAAGGAAAGCTAGATGAAATCGACGCTGACATCTTTATTAGATGCTACTCTACCCTTAAGCGAATTAAGTCCGACTATGCTGTTAAACCTGAACCTCTCGATCCCATATGTATTTGGATCTATGGATCTACCGGGACAGGGAAGAGTTTTTCTGTCGAGACTCAATTTCCTAATTGTTATAAGAAATGCATGGACGATCTTAAATGGTTCGATGGATATTCCGGCGAGGACGCTATTTATCTTGAAGATATTGACAAGTATCAAGTTAAATGGGGCGGTGTCCTCAAACGACTCGCTGATCGATGGCCTATGCAAGCTTCTATTAAAGGATCTATGGCCTACATCCGCCCCAAGTATGTATTGGTTACCAGCAACTATAGGATTGACGAAATCTGGGCAGATCCTCAGACTGTTGAACCTTTACAACGAAGATTTGTTGAAATTGAAAAATTAACTCCTGAACAAATAATTGAGTTTGACCAATAAATATGATTAATTTACCTAATAATGTTGGTGAACTTAGTGCACTTGGATCTATGGCTGTTATTGTTGTTAGTCAAACTTTTGATCAGTATGTTTCACTAACAATCACAAAAACTGAAGAAGAATATAAACGTAAAACTCGTTCAAATTATAATCGTAAATTTATTGTAAAACCTCAATATTATAAGTTAATCAAATAAAAATAATTATGGCTGCTAAGAAATATGTCAAAAAACGTGGTGCTAAAAAGTCTGTTACTAAACAAG